CACCCGCCGCGGATCTGCTGTTCCGGGAGCCCCGTCGCAAAGTCGGTGAACACGCCGCCGCCGATGCGATTGCCAGCCGTGAGGTCCAGGAACTTGGCGACCCGCTGTTCTGGCTTAAGTCCGGCGTATCCAGGGGCTTTTGCGAGCCGTTTCGCCAAAGCGGCCGTATCGCCCCGAGAAGCCCGGTACGCGGCCCACATGTCCAGCGGGTTGAATGCGTCGAACGTGGCGGCGTTGATTGCACCTGAGTACAGATTGCGGGTGTGGAATGCCGGGCTGGCCAAGGCACCGACTTTCCAGAAACTCAGGAACTGGTTGTAGGCGTTGGCAGCGGACTGTTCGACATCGCCAAGCTGCGTGGATTTGACCACCGTCGCCAGTTCAGCGACGAGACGCTCTGGGACCGACACGTTTGTGATGTCGGTGTTGAACAGCGTCTTCCACATCTTCTTAAAGTTATTCGCGTCAAAGTTCAGCCGCTTCGCCGCGTCGGTGAGCTGGACCATGCCGTCCTGCAGGCCGTCAGGGCCAATGCCAGATGCGGCCTCCCGGAGCCTGGGAATGATGCGGTCGGCGTTGGCGAGGACACGGCTCTGGCCACGCTCATAGCGCTCCAGATTCGTCCACCCCGGCGTGTCGAAGATGCCTGTTCCCGTCTGTGCGAACTGCTGATCTGAGCCGCGCAGCAGATTGACGAGGTCGTCACGGTTCTTCTGCATCTCCTCAATCACCGGCTTCATCATCGCCTTGCGCTCGGCGCTGGTGGCGTTCTTAAAGTCAGCGGATGCGACGAGTTCACGCAGGCGCTCGCGGAACGGAACCTGCACTCCAATGGATGTGAAGGCGTCGTCCAGAAGTTTCCTGGCCGGTTTCTGCTTGGCGTTGATCAGGGACTGCTGCAGGCCAGCGGCATCAAACGGCAGACCATTGGGTGTTCCGGGCGCAGCCTCCAGGGCTCGGCCGCCGGTCAGGATGCGGAACGTACGCTGCCCGCCCGGTATGTCGGTGTACGCCTTGCGACCACGGCCAAAGTTGTCGGAGGTGCCAAGCAGGGCCTGTCCGCGAGCCCACGGCTGTTCGACACGCTCCACAGCGTTGGGCCGAACGGGGTCCAGGATTTTCTCCCACCACTTCAATTGCCGCGGGAAGAACTCTGTCCCTGACGCACCACGCCAGCTCTGGTCAGGCAGGCCCTTGGAGATGGCATCTAGGCGAGCCTTCTCGGTGGCGTTCAGGTATTCTTCACGGACGGTGCGGAACTCTGGCACGTTCTCCAGCACCCAGTCCGCCACTTGGTCGCCACTGCTTTTTGGCATCGGCCCGTACACGCCAGGCGCGGTTGGGATGGGCGACGACTCTGCGTAGTCCACCAGCGCACGCTGCACATCGGTGCTATCAAAAGTTCGCAGCGTCTCCGGGATGCTGGTCGGAACTCCTTGTACGCCCTTGGCCCGCTGGGCGGCAGCAACCGACTCTGCGTCCACGCCCATGGCCTCACGCAGCATCTTGCCGCGCAGCAGTCCCCGGGCCTCGTCGGCACGGGAGGCATTGCGCTTTGCGATGCGGGAGTCCCACTGAAGGTCAGGGTTCAGGGTGCCGCCGGACGGTGCGTGAAGGCCAGCGATCAGAGGATTGACGAGCCAACTGGTGTACGGATTTCGTTTGGAACCTTCGGCAAGTGTGTCCAGCGTACTGGCTACTGTGTCGCCAAACTGCTTGCCAAACACATCGGTGTTGAATCCGATGTTCGTACCAGGGATCCGCACATCGACCAGGCTAGCGGCATTGCCGGTCAGGTCGGTGGGGTCAATCCCGAACCGCTTGGCCTGCGTCTGCCACCGCGCCAGGGCTTCCGCCTTCAGCGTCGGATCAGTGATCTCAGCCAGGGCCTGTTCGGGCGTGATGTCGCGCATGTACTTGCGAACACCGCCGCCAGCCTTCCTGGTCGCCCCAAGAGTGGAGCCCTCCCACGCAGCCTCCGCGGCATTGCGCAGCAGGCCAGACGCCTTCATCGCCTTGCCGGTCTGAGTCGCCGCGCCACGCCCCAGGATGGCCAGCGGATTGGCCCAGGTGAGCGGGTCCAAAAGCATCTCGGCAGCAAGCGAGCCCGTGAAGTTGCCCCACGTATCCTTGTCGCCAATCATGCCGTACTGCCGCAGCAGCTCACGGCCAGTGACACGGTCGTCGGATGTTCCGAGGAACGACAGCGGCTTGCCTGCCAGCAGGCCGCGGACGAAGGCGCCAGGCGTGTCGAAGAGCCAGCCCGCCGCAGCCAGGCCGGAAGAGCCCGCCTTGGCCAGGGAGTCCAGCATCCCGCTCTTCTGGTCGTCCGGCATCAGATCGGCAATCGTCGCCCGCTGCCGACCAAGCGGAGCGATGCCAATTACATCGCCGTCGTCGTCCGGAGGCAGAAGCCCTAGCTCCGCCTGTTGCTGGAGAACTCCGTATGGATCATACAGGTCAAAGAGCGGGGAGCGGGCCATTAACTGTCCATCGGAATATATCTAGGTCTGCCGGTCGGCGCAGGTGTTGGCGCAGCCCGCCCTGCTGGGTTAGATGTTTGATTCCACGGCCATCGCTCCCTATTGGCCGAGGCATGCGCGGCGGCCTCGGCCTCCGCCGGATCCATTCCGTACGGAGGCTGTTGCAGACGAGCCGCAAGACGCTTCTCGCTGTCGTAGCTGAACCCGCCCCAATCAGTGTCCATGGAGTCTCGCAGCCGATCAATCTCTGCCAGGCCATCTGGGCTGTCCCATCTCCCTTCCGAAATGTCGCTCACCCCGGCAGCGGCTGGGTCTTTCTCACGCCGCGCGGCATCGGCCTGCTGCTGCAGGATCGCAAGCTCTTCTGGAGTTCTTTGCTGTAGACCTCGGCCAGTCGCCATTCCGCGCGCCACCTGCAGTCCAAGATCAGTGAGCTGCTGGTTGTGCAATGCCTCTACGCCAAGGGGAGTCGGGCCGAAGTTGATTGGCCCGCCGCCACGGTTAGCGTTGAGGGCCGCGTTCTGCTGGTTCAGAATGGCCGCTTGCATGGGCCTGCTCAGGCCAGGGAGTGCAAGCGCACCTGCGTAATTGCCAGCCCGCATCATCACCTGCGCCCGCCACTGCAGTTCCTTGGCCTGGCGGTCGGCAAGTTTCTTGGCACGGCCTCGCTCACGCAGTTGGTCTGCAGTCAGTGCCATGTCTTCTTCGGTCGGATTGGTGATGCCAGCAGCGTCACGCAGGCGGCCCATCATGCGAGCATTTGACTGCTGCTGCCCTAGTTCCCGGTTCGCCTTCAGCTTTTCCGGGGTCAGCATGTACACCATCTCTGGGCCGTTGGGGCCATCGACCATCGTCGGAACGTACCCGCGGGCCGCTAGGTCGGGCCTCTCTAGCGACGGGTTTCGGTCCCGGTTGTCAACCTCCTTGCCGACCATCCGGCCGTCTGTGGCGGCGTTGGCAGTCCCAGCACCCGGGGCCCGCGGCAAGTAGGTCACGCCACCGCTTGGGCTGTAGACCGGGGCGTAGCCGCTCTGGCCAACTCCCATCATGTCACGGTCACGCGGGCTCATGCGCGCCTCGGCAATCTCCGCCCAGGTGGCACCGGCGTCACGCATCGCTTGCTCTTGCTCGCCCGTGTACTTTGGCCGGGCGTTGTATTGATCACGCTCTGCCTCCGTGGAGAACGCTGGCCCACTTCCGACCGGGCTGCCAAGCGTCGGGTCTGGCTTTGGCGCAACCGGCGCCGTGGGCTTGCGGACTGTGTCGTACTGCCGTGTCCGCTGATTCCAAACCCGCATCGTCCCGGGCTGGTCGCCGGGGAGCGTGTCAGTAGACGACATGTCCAGCGGTGCAGGCCGCATGGAAGCCCGCAGGGCCATCTCCTCTTCGTCCGGCGGGCGGTTGCGTCCCTCTTCAAACTGACGCTGCATGTCTCGGCTGTATGCATCACCCAGGCCGGTCTGCGCGTAGGCAACCCGGCGGGCCTCGTCGGGGTGCATGCCAGCGGCGATCAGCTCGCGGATCCGCTGGAGCGTCTTCGCCTCAACCTCACCGACAGTCGGTTCGACGTTCAGCGGCGACGACGGGGCGCCTTCCAGGTTGCTTTCGGATGCAGCGTAAACGGCCATCAGATCCTCACGTAGTGCTGGGAGATGAGCGGCGGCGGAGCCTGGGAGGCGGGGCAAGCAACTGCGGACCCTGCTTGGGCTGACCAATCAGTTGTGCGCGGCCCGCTCCAGGGCGAACAGGATTGGAGTTGCGGCGGGAGGTGTCCTGCTTGTCGGCCAGGGCGAACAACTCATCGATCCTCCGCTTCATGGCAGAGTACTCAGAGGCGGAGATGTTGCCTTGCGACGACCGGATGTTCAGCTCGGCCATCATCCGCCTGGCCTGGCTGCGGTAGTCGTCGCCCTGGTTCTGGGTAATCTGTTGGCGGGCGTCACGCTGGATGCTGCTGGTCTGCTGGTTCTGCTGTTCGACCGGCATGATGGCTGGCTGCGAGCCTGACCGGCGGCCTTCGGCGGCCAGTTCGTACAAGCGGTTCGCCTCATTGATCAGGGCGATGGACTCTGGCGTCTGTCTTCCAGCCTGCCGCTGGATGTCGTTGGCACGGGCAATGAGTTGCCGGGCCTGGGCGGCATAGTCCGGCTGGCCCTGCTTTACGGTCGGCTTCGGAACATCGGGCGTGGCCTCCACCTTCGGGGCTGGGCGGCTCTCTTCAGCAAGGTCTGCCGTTCCAGAACCGTTGCCGTTGTCCAGAACGCCACGGCTCAATACATATCCACCGGCCGCGCCAGCACCGAGCGCACCCCACGGGATCTTTGGCCCCCTGTCTTTGACGACAGGCGAGTCAGGGAGGCGGCCAGGCATCCCCGGGTACGGGCCATCAGCCATCTCGCCCGCTGTGCGCAGAGGCGGCGTTGGCGGAGGGGGAGGCGCAGCACCGCGTGGCGGCGCAGGCGGCTCTGGCGTGCGGGGAGGCAATACCTCAAACTCCGCGTCTATGACACGCTGCGGGGCTGTCGATGGATCAAAGCCGAGACGCGGTTGCGTCGGCGCCGGAAGGCCGCGGAGCGGTGCCGGGATCAGGTCAGTGGATCGCGGGACCAAACTGCCTGGACCGCCAATACCTCCAACAGGGACGCCTGGGCCGCGGACGCCAAACGGGATGAGCGAGCGAATGTCAGGCTCCCGCGCGCCAGGACCAAGAGGAAGTTCCAACTGCCTGGCTGGAGCATCGCCAACAAAGAAGTTCTCGGGCGGCTTTGCAGCAGGCTGCGGCGGTGGGGAGTGAGGGGCCTTGCGAGGACGACCGCGGCGCTCACCGTCTAGTCGGGCGATGGCATTATCGTACGCCGCCATGATCTCGTCGGGACTGGCCCGGTCGATAGTGGCGAAGAACTCCGGGGCATGCTCTTGGAGGAAGTCGCGGATTTGCTTGCTTGGAGCCAGGCCAATTGACGGGTCGCCAGCCACCCGTTGATCAACCGTCACCGGGCTCCGCGGCCCGCGGCGCGGAGCGGATGGCGACCGAGCGTCCTCCATCATCTGAAGCACTTGCGACGGCGTCAGCTTGGACAGGTCCGTGCCTTTCGCCTTCAGGGAACGAAGCATGGAGTCCGCAGCGTCGATGTCTGCACCGAGGCCAGACAGCTTGGCCATCAGTTTGTTGAACGCAGCGTCGGGCCTAGCCATTCTTCTTCGCCTTCTTCTTGGGCAGGTCGGCAAGCTCGCCGTCGCCGGGGAGGTCATCTTCCTTCACGGGGGGCGTGTTGGGCTTGCCGTGCATCTCCTCGTCCAGGTCGGCCAAGTCGTTCTTCTCGGCGCGTTTCTGGAGGCGGTCCAGCAATGCCTTCTCCTCGCCGTCCTTGGTGACGAGCAACTGCTTCACCAGTCGCTCCAGCGCGGCGCGGTTGAGATCACGCAGGTCGAAGTCCATCTTCATCCGATCAGTCCTCGCAAGAGTCCGGTACGCTGGAGCATTGCCATCGCATTGGCATAGGCGTTTTGACGCTGAAGCGCGCCGAGCGCCTGAGCAAACTGTTCCTGTCCCTGCTGCGCCTGCATGGCGTTCATTGCCGTGGAAGCGGCGTCCTGTGCTTGCTGTGAGTAGGCGTCCGCCACACCGTCAGCCACAGACGAAGCCGCGCGGATGCCTGCCTGGTGCCGCTGCCCAGCACCGCGGGACATGCCAGCCCGGTCCAGCTCCTTCATCGCAAACCGCGGATCGCCGCTCGCCTGCGCCGTGGCCATGCGAGCGTTGAACATGCTCGGCGTGAGCTGGTCGCCGTACTGCGGGAGCGACGGCTGGGCAATGCGGACAGAGTTCATCGGAACAACCCTCCAAGGAGGCTGCCAGCCAGGGATTGGCTGTACTGCGAGGCGGCTTGCTGCGCCTCGCCCATCTGCTGGAGGCCCGCCAAGGCCAACTGCCGCGCGGCGCTCTGGCGAGCAACGGCGTAGTTGCGGTTGGCCTCCGCAGCGTCACGCGCGTACTGCGTGGCATTCACTCCAGCCCGCGTCATATACACATCACGGGCGTTTTGCCCGAGGCCCTGCGGAACCTGCTGCCGCATTCCTGCCAGCGCAGACTCCTGCATCTCCGGAGTAATCGGCGGACGATTGGCAAGCCGCGTGTCGTAGCGGAGCATCAGCGTCCCACCTCACGCTCCACAATGCCCATGATCGGACGCAGCATGTCGGCATAGCCACGCATGCCGGACAGGGCGTCCCCGTATCCGCGGGACAGCCCATCCAGTATTCCGCCGTATTCGCCACGGTTCCGCGGATCGTTCTGGGTGTCGTAGAACTGATCCATCCCGTAGGCAGAGGCGCCCAGCCCCTGACCGGCCAGGGCGTACAGTCCACTCAGCGCCTGTGTCAGCATGTCCTGCGGGGCGTTGCGGTTTCCGTAGTAGGCGGTGTCCAACTGCCGCCGACCGGCATCCGCCTCGGAACCGATGCCCGCATCACCGGCCATGATGTCGCGCCGCAGACCGTCCAGGAATCCGGCGGGAAGCGATCCGCCCCCACCAGGAACTGCGCCATATGAACCGGATGCGATCTCGCCATCAGTGCCCGTGGCAGTGAAGCCCGAGCCAGGAACGCCACCGCCGCCCAGCGACCCCGCAGCCGCCAGGCCGACCAACGCCTGGTTGCGACCCATGCCGTACTGCGAGCGGGCGTTCTGGTTGGCCGCCTGCATGTCGGCCACGGCCTTCTGGTATGCGGCCTGGTTGCTGGCCCACGCCTGCATGGCGTTGTTTGTCGCACCACCATACGCACCGAGCGAGGCGGCTCCGATGTTAGAGGCGGCGTTCTGCCGGGCGGACTCTGCCAGAGCGTTGGCGCCGTAGAAGTTGCCGCGCTCGTTCGCTATCGCAGTGCCGACGTTCCCAAGCCCTTGGGCATAGTTCCCATAAGCGGCAGCCGTGGAGTTGGCGAATTGCCCAGGCTGCGAATACAGCCCACCCAGGAATTGCATGGCGTTCCCGTGCCGCTGGGCCCCAGCCTGCGTTTGGGCCGCGGCGACGTTCGCCTCTGCGTTGCGGTCGTTTTGATAGGTCTTGGCGGCCAGCGCCTGGGCGACTGGGTCACCAGTAAACTGATACCGCTGGTTGGTGTTGAGGCCGAGAAGTTGCATGTGTCCCCCTACTATCTATTGGCCGTTCTCAGCGGATCCGGAGTCGCACCGGCCGTTTTTTCTCCACAACAGCACAGTTTTCCTCGTCAAAACTGGCCCCCGCCAGGACGTTGGACCCCTGCGGCCAGCCAACGATCTGCAGTGACCGGATCCGCCGATCCAGCTCCTGGGTGAACGCCAGGAGCCTGGTCACCACGCCCCACAGCGTGGCAATGCGGGGGTCCATGTCGGCGGAGTTCTTCTGGTAAAAGAGGAAGTACTGATACAGGTCGCCTTCGCCGCTCTGTCCTTGCGGGCCAGCGGGTCCACGGGCGCCGTCCTTGCCGGGGGCGGGCTCACCGTTGATGGTGTCGGCGTTGACGTTCCCGGCGTCCACGTTCTCCACAGTCACGTTTTGGATGTACGTGTCGCCTTCAATGGTCACTGATGGACCGGCGTAGTACTGATTCAGATTCTGCGTGAGCGATGTACGGAGGTCGAACTGGGGCGATCCGTAGTAGGTGCTGTACCAGTCACCGGCCCTGTAGCCACCATTGCCTGGAGCCTCCACAAACCCGCCGTCCTGGAGGTTGGGGAACAGCTCTGGGTAATCGCCTGGATTCCATCCTGACTGCGACAGAACTCCGCCGCGCTGCGGGAATGAGGCGTTGCCGAATGCCACAGGCCCCCGATGCTCCAGGGGTTGGGCGCAGTTGAACAGGGCTTGCGACAATGCCTGCGCCAGCGCGGGCGGCATCTGCCCGTCAGTTGCCCGGTTGAATGCTGGAGCTGCGCGTGTCAGCATTACTGCACCCCCGAAACGGCAAGGGCGTGGAGTTGCACGGTCCCTGTGGTCTGCGATCCAGACACGGCCACGGCCATGTGCTTGTCTCCACCACCGCTCTGGTCCGTGACCCGTCCCGCATAGCTCGCCTTGGCGTAGCCATTGGCGGCACCCAAGGCGCTGCGGTCGGAAGCCATGTTGAGCGTGGCGACGGTGGATCCTGTGGCGACGACGAACCCGTCTCCGCGGTTGGATGCCACGGCGTTGGCCCGTGCAGAGTCGGAGTTGTTGAAGTGCAGGCCAAGCTCCAGCGTCTCTGGAGTCGGCGTGTAGACCACGCTGACGGCCCGGTTGCCGTCCTCGTCCTTTAGCATCAGCGGGGCGGTGCGGTACTGGTACGGAATGGCCGTAGAAGACCCTGATGTGCTGGCATCCACACGGCCCGAGGACTTCAGCATGCCGCCTGCCTCGCCCCCATAGATCACCGACTGCCGCTGGCCGATGCTGGTGGAGGCGGCGTGGCCGAGCGATTGGGCAAACGTCTCCTCCCACCATGCCTGCGTGGACAGGGAGTAGCACAGCGCCCGTGACGGGTATGTGCCGTCCGTGGAGCGGCAGTAGAAGAAGCGAACGACGCGCTCCTGGGCGTTTACCTTCACGTAGCAGTACTTCCGCTTGGAGAAGTCGATTACGCCGTCCCGCCAGTAGTTGTCCACGGCTGCCGAGATCGCCTCCTCCTGCGAGCCGTCGAAGGCGTACAGGCCGTAGTCGTCAGCGATGAATGCCACGCCGCCGAACACATCCCAGCACCTGGAGTTCAATGCTCCGCGGTAGGAAGCCAGGGTGATGGAAGCATCGATGACCGGCTGGCTCACGTATTGGAGCTTGTAGATGTGCCGGGACTGTGCGACCAGGAGTGAGGAGCCAAAGGGAATCAAAGCGACAATGGCGTCTGAATCGACAGCATTCTCCTGGAGGACGAGTTCGTTCGACTCCGGGACGCTCTCTGGCTCATCGATCTCGGAGTAGTACAGGCTGTTGGGCTTTGACCCGGTGGTGTCAACCGCATACCACGCCCGGTCCTGGAACATGCAGGCCACGCCCAGGTTGGTCGGCGGGGGATCGAAGCGGCGGGCATTGACCTGGCCGCTCGGCAGGACGACAGGCATCAGGCCGTACTTGCTCGTCACGTTCCCGGACGTTGTGTCTCGGTCCACATCCAAAAGCTCGCCGTCCGTGAGCGTGTCCACGTACGGAGTGCTTGGGATCTCGCCAGCCACCTTGTCGATGCGGGCCACACGGTACAGCACCACCGACTGGTCAGCGGTCGTTCGCCACAACTCCACGGCATGGACGCGGGACTCCATGTCCGCATGGTTGAAGTTCCAGGTCAGCGACTGCAGTCCGGCGGAAGCGTCTACCTCCCGAAGCTCCGAGATTGAACTGGGGATTGGGCCGCCCTGCGATTCTGGCGTGTCATCCAGGTAGCGGATGGCGCACTGGTAGATTCCCTTCAGCGTCGGCCGCAGCACCGCCACGGCCCTGGCGCTGGTATCAGCCACCTTCACCGTTGGTTTCAGTCGGTAGCGTCCGCCCGAAAGCATGGTGACGGCCGTGATCTGCCCGGTGGCGTTGACAGAACAGGTAGCCGCCGCGCCTGTGCCGATGGGATCGGCGGGGTCAGGGAGGAACGTGAGGACCGGAGGAGTCATGTACCCAGAGCCAGAGCTGGCAATGGACACCGACTGCACGGAGTACTCCAGGACTGGGGTGACGAGCGCTTGCGTAGTCGCCCCGCCGCCGGTCAGCGAGGCCGTGACGCCAGTGCTTGTGGCCCCCGTCCCGGCCGCCAGGATGTTGTGGCCGATGATCACGCCAGCCACATCATCAACGGTGACCTGGACGTTCGCGCCAGTGAGGCCCTGCGTGTTGTTGAACGTGATCGTCGGCTGCCCGGTGTAGCCAGCGCCGCTAGAGCTGAACTCCAGGTCAGCGAGACTGCCTTGGATGTTGCACGTAAACGCGGCCCCGCTTCCAAGGCCGCCAGAGAATGCGACCTGCGGGGCGGATGTATACCCCTCACCACGGCCAGTGACCTTCACTCCGGACACTCGTCCGTTGGCGACGGTCGCCGCACCAGTCGCCTGCGTCGTCGCCCCGCCACCGGAGAACGTGACTGTGGGCACACCACCGTACCCGGCACCGCCGTCGATGACCTGCACGGCAGCCACGTAGTTCTTCTGGCTGGCCGTGGAACCGACCGGGGCTACGAATACGGATGGCTTGGAGATCCCGAGCGGCTCCAGGTGCGGCGTGTCGCCATCCCACCGGAACCCGCGCCCGTAACCGTCCACACCGTACATGTCGTTCCAGCGGCCCTTAAAGAAGGACAGCGGCCGGGTGCCAGCGTAGGACAGGACGGTAGCCGTGGCGGCTGCACCGGAGCCTGTGGTTGCGGAGAAGGAAATGGCCGGGGCCGATGTGTAGCCGGTTCCGGCGTTGGTGAGGACCACGGCCTGGAGTGCCGTGCCGTTCATTTGGGCAACCGCAGCCGCGCCCGTCCCACCGCCACCGGAGACGACCACGGTCGGAGCGGAGGAGTATCCGCTTCCGCCAGTGGCCACAGTGATCTTTACGACTCCGGACGCCAACTGCATCAGGACGGCCCCTTGCCAACGTACACGTATCCGGACGAGTTCTGGTAGACGATGTGCGGCACCGTGCCGTGTTGGTAGTGGAAAACCTGCACCACCGGAGACGACGCACCTGTGTGCGTGGCGAACGTCACGCTCGTCACGCCAGAGCGTACAACCACGGACCCGGGAACAAGAGACTGCAGGTTGACCTGCGTGGCCGCGGCACCAGGAGGAACCGCATACGGACCTACGTTCGTTACCAGGCCCTTCCAGGCATTGATGACGATCATCCTTGGTCCGGCTTCAGTGGGGTGCGCCAGCCGCCGTCATGGTAAATCTGCCGACTGCGACCGGAGATCGGAGCGAGCTGGTCTTGCTCCATGGCCAGCCGCAGATCACGCTGATAAAGCTGGAACGCCTTGTCCTCTCCCTTGCCGCGGATGCGAGCAAGCCAGTAGTCGCAGCAGGAGTCCACGGCCTGCTGCATGTGCGGCGCAACGTCCACGGGGTCCGTGATCACGTACTTGGTGGACGAGGCAATCGTCCCGCTGTCATCAGTGGTTAGCCCCGTCGCACCGCCCACCGCCGTGATCTTGCCTTCGGACACCCATGGCGTGATCGATTCAATCGGGCCCGGGTGGTTGGTTGTGTCGCCAACTCGCAGCACTGATCCGACCATGGCGGCGGAGAATGCAGTCCCGTTTCCAGTGACTGCCGTACCAGTCCTGGCGATGGTCCCCTGCCGCAGAGCCGCCTCATGGCCAGAGTAGCGAATCGGCCTAGCGGAGCGGCGGTACGTGAAGTCCACAGTCTCTGCGGTCGTCGGATAGCCAAGCAGTTTGATGGCCCACCCAGAACCCAGAGGATCTTTAACGATGGTCCAGTGGTACGGCTTGCCAGACGAGCGGGCGACACGCTCAATCTTCATCGCCTCGTCCGGACTGAGGTAGATGCCGCTCCACCAGTTGAACTCGTCGCTCGGCTCGTCCATGTTCCGGAAGTCGGACGGCAGAGGATACAGCGTTCGGATGAGCGTGTATGCCGACAGGGCTGGCTCGCTCACGCCCGTGAACTGACTGCCCAGCGTTAGGCTGGTCGCAGATGTGAACGTGGACACCGGGTACGACCTGTCGCCGCAGCGGATCGTCCAGTGGCCGGCATTCGTCGCCGTCACGCCAGCGGTGGAGAAGGAGCCGCCCGTGAGCGTCACCACTCCGCCAGATATGGCCACCGTGCCAGTGGAGTACGTGGCGTTGGTCACCACCCGGCCGTGGACATGGTAGTACGACCAGTCCCGGATGGTGGTCACCTCGCCATACGCCTTCTGGACTGCCGTGCGAATGTCTCGTTGCTCTGCGTCCTGCGGGCCGCCGTAGGACGAGACGATCAGCGACTCAACAAGATCGAAGTATGTGAGGTAGCTCACGCAGGCTCCTGCGGAAGGAGTGCGACGGCCTCAGACCACGGGATGACTTCGACGTTCGGCAGAAGCACAGCCTTGTCGGCCGCTTCCCACATGGAGTGCATCCACCGCCCAGGCCCGATGGCCGTCAGGAGGTCGGCCGAAGTCATGTACCGACCGTCCGCTAGGATTCGCGGGACGATGTGGCAATCAGGCTGACCGTACAAATCTTGTAATTGCATGAGCCGCGCGTAGATGGAGTCCCCAAACACCAGCGCGTACTGCCTGGCGTCCTCGTAGGAGATCGGAAGCGTCAGGTCTGCGAGCGTCATGTTCGACCAAGGGCAGCGCGGAATGTCGTCAGGGCGTCATGGTAGGCCGTGCGGCCGGCGGTGGTGAACGCCGCGCCGATGCTGTACGAGTCGATGCGAGAGTGGAAGTATCCGGTGATGCCTGTTCCGGTCTGATTGCCTGCGAAAATCAAAAACGCCGTTGTGTGTGTGGCTGAATACGCGGCGAACGTGTTCTGCCCGAGGCTCACGTTTCGGGCGAACGATTCGCCAATAAGGCCGTTGGTGCCGTCCAGTTGGCACAGGTACTGCGTCCGACCAGTGACCGGAGAGGCGTTGCCTGTTGGCTGGATGCCACCAGAAAAAATACTGACTCGCGGCCTATTTGCAGTCGTCCCGTTGAAGTTCTGCTCCATGCCGAGACTGCCCGAAAGGTTCACTCGCGCACCGAGCAGGAAACGAAAGTTTTGTGTCGCATCTGGCACAAACGACGCGAACAGGTGAACCTGATTTGACCCCAGGAAGGTCATCGGCAGGCCGGTCGAAAGGTATTTCGATGTGCCGTTTCCCAGGAGTCCGTTGTTCTCGGCATAGTCGCCTTGGGCGAACGTGCCGGTATTTTCGTCGGTCGCGTTCCCCAGCGGCGCCGCCGTGAACGATTGAGCGCGGTACAGCGGAGTCCTGACGGCGTTCAGCGCCGAGTCGGCGGTTCCGCAGAACAGATTGAGCCGATAGAAACGGTCGCGGATGCCGGCGTTGTCAATGGCTTTGCAGAAATCCGACACAGCCTTCAGCGTTGAGCCGCTGACGCTTCCGCCATTGGCGATTACTCGCGTCCGCCAGTCAGCGGCCTCCGGGTGGAAGCCGCCGGTGCGTGGCCGCAGCAGTCGGGGCGACATGGGCATGCGACTAGCCCTTGGACATGACCGTCATGGCGCACGTAGTCGCACCCGCAACCACTGGCACCACGTAATTGACGGCGAAGCAAGCGTCAGGGACCGGATGGATGCCAATCGTCAGCGCAGTAGTGACCGCTGACCCCTCGGCGTAAATCTGGCGAGGCGTGACGGTGGGGGAGACGGTGCCGAACCAGTTGATCTGCGTCCCGCCTCCGGTGTTGGCGATCATCACGCATCCGCCGCCGAAACGGCCAAACGGAAACATTCCAGAGGTGGTGGCGGCAGAACTGTTGGCCGTCACCACGGCGCCAGGAGAAAAGTGCCGTGCAATCTCGTTCATACTCCGCGTCCTTTCACTTTGTACGCATGCTTTTCGATCACCTGGGCTCGCAGCTCCTGTGCGCTTGCCCGTGGGTTCTTTCGCTTCTCGCGGCGGACCTCGTCACGGATGATGGACTCTGACAGCAGCTTGCGTTGCGGTGGTGCCGGGCCGGGGTCGTAGTTGACGCTTCCGGTGACTGCCATGCGGCGCTGCTTCGCCACCTTCAGGACATCGTCGTTGCTGCTGACCCAGGCAGCGGGATCACGCCAACCGCGGCCGTCAGCGATCCCGGCGCAGTAGTACTTGCCGGATGGGTTGATCCCGGCCGCCTTGGCCTCACGGAGCATGTAGCTGGCCTGCCGCCTGGGCAGGGTGTCGAACTGCTGGTTGTTCTGCCGCCCCTCCAGGAAGGCCCGCTCCGTACCCTTGGTTCCAGGAGGGCACTGCAGGGCCACCATTTCCGCCCACCGCTCGCCGTAGGGCAGGGCATTCTGATAGGTTTCGACGGCCTCTCGGCCCCGATCAATCACGGACTGGGGAATGGTCATATAAGACTATTGGGCCGGTGGGGGTGGTGGAGGTGCTGGCGGTTCGCCGGGTTGCGGACCTGGTGGAGGAGGCCCTGGCGGCGGCGGCGGGGGCGGCGGAACCAGGAACTCCGCCACATCCATCTGATTCACCTTGCCCCAGGTCTGCAGCATGGCGTTGAAGATTTCTGGCTTCCCGGCCTGGAGAAGCCCTTGCGCCACGGGGGAGATGATCTGCATAAACGTGTTCAGGTTCTCGGTCTTGGTGGCGACGTTCGGCTTCCGGGCGCTGCCTGCCTCAACACGGTAGGAATACTCGCGGACGATGTTGTCCGGGGCCTCGTTCTGTACGTGCATGCCCCACGCCTGGGCCGCCATCGGGCCAAGGAGCGGTTCAACGTCCTGCGGGTAGATGAGCCACCGTGCCATCAGGGCCTCCTTGCGGGCGACCTCCGACAGACGGTCCTCCAATGTGTTTGCGTAATCGTCTGGCCTGACCGAAATTTGCTCGCTCTTCACGGCGGCCTCTGCCGCACTTCGGAAGGCTGACCTGGTCATGCCATAGATGAGTTCGGTCAAACCCACGCGGCGGTCGAACAGCTCCGTGACGGCCTGGATGATGTTGTACATGTCCTGGGTGACGCCAGGCATTTGAAACACGGAGATGACATCGTTGACCGAGCGACCAACGGCCTCCGAGATTTCTACGATGTTGAACCCGCCCTCGCTCTTCTCCAGGATCTTCGATTTGATGTCGGGATCCGCGGCCTTCGCTACGCCAATCAACGTCTGCGATGAAGTGGCGATCCGCGTGGCGAGGAAAGACATCGCCCAATTGATAAAGCGAAGCTCCCCGATACCTGGTTTGATCAGACTGATCGGCCAGGAGTAGCCAGGCTGGCGGTGCCAATCCAAGAGCGTGAACGGCCATCCGTTCGGCTCCGCCCAGAAGGGGATCGGCCACTGGCAGGACATGAACAGCGACTGCGGAATGCCAGTCTGATCGACCTCTTCCTTCAACATCGCTGGTGGAGCGTTGAGCGGGAAGTCGATTCCCTCCGCAACGACGATGTAGCAGTTCGGACCAAGGGCGTCGAACTTGCCACGCAGATCCTTGTCTGCGTCCTTCAGCCGGTCACCGAACCCGGTCTTGGAGTAGACCTCCCAGTAGCAGATCAGGTCGTTCGTCTTGCCGGTCTTCTTCTTGTACTCATAGCCCCGGTCGTTCTGGTCGGCCCGAGACGAGTACGATTCGATGTGGCCCTTCAGGTCATCCCGTGACAGGCCAAACTTCGCCGCGACTTCATCGATTGGCTGGACTCGCTTGCGGGCCGCCCAGCGGATGTCATCGAACTCGTCGGCGTCAGGATCCCAGACGAGGTTGTCAACGGAATCGTAGAACGAACCGGCCATCTTCACCTGCGAGCCTGGCGGCTGGTACAGCTCATGCCACCACACCCCGGCACCCTTAATGAACGCCTCGTCCACCACCTTCCGCGTGTGGCGTTTGAGATCCAGTTCGTTGGGCGTGTAGTTCAGGTAGTCTTCCAGGAGCTTGGCGATGAGCTTGCGCCGCTCATACATGAACCCCTGCTGTTCAACAGCCTGCTGGTAGGCGACGAACATCGGATCCGGCATCATCACCGGCTGGCCGTCCATGCCGATGACCGGCTGCCCGTCCGGCCCCATCTGCGGAACTGGGGGCTGCGGATTGATACCCAGGAGCGCCGGGCCGATCACCGGGTAGTCCTTGGGCGTGACCGTTCGCACCGGGTTGCGGTGGTGGATCACGGAGCCAAAGAGCGTTACGGCCTCAAAGACACGGTTGACGACCATCCGGAAGGGCGGCGGGGTCAGGCCCTTGTTGTAGCCCCGCTCGCCCCGGGCATGCTCGTTTGCCCACATGGCGTTCGGATCTGACGAGTAGAAGCCCATGGCCTCCTTGGCGTCGTCCGAGAACACCTTCTTGTGTTTCTCGCCCTGTTTGATGCACTCCAGCCACCGCTTGGCAATTGGGCGCAGGGGATTTTCGTCGGGCATAGCGTCTCCTATTGACTAATGCCCTTACTTGGCCTTTTTCGGCTCCAGGGCCTCCAGCTTCTTCTCCAGCAGGGAAACCCGCTCGGAAAGCAGGGCAATCTTGGGATCCTTGGCCCGATGCTCCCAGAACCCGTACCGCTTCCACTCCGGGAACTCCTGCACCCCCTCGTCGCTGACATGGTGGACAGAGGGCTTCACGGTGACCCCGGCCTCGCCGGACATGGCGAACAGGGTCAGGGTGCGGGCGGCTGCCTTGCAGACAATCGCCGGGACGGCAGTGGCTCCCTCATGGGGCATAAACAGGACAATCTCACCGACATCGGCCTTGGGCATTTCGTAACTCATCGCTTCACACTCCCATTGGGGGCTAGGAACACACACGGATCTTCGGACTCACGCTGTCGTCTCAGACGTTCGGCTCGCCACTTCACCCACCACGGCTCTGGGCCAACCTTAGTTGGCGGCCTGTGGTACTTGGGTTCGTATGCACAGAGGTATTCGGCGGTCTGGCATGCATGGACCTCGCCGCGGGTCTGCGGCTCGTCGGTCACGTACACCTGGCCATTGACGGTCGTCGTCTTCTTGCGATACCGCTTCAGCTCCCGGACGAGGTTGGGGCAGCCACCCTCCAGGATTTTGAACTTGGTGGTGCCGTCGCCACGGATGTGCATGTACTGCCGCACCATGGCCGTGCGGGCGGGGATGTCGTCGGAGCCCGGGAGGAACTGGTGGCCCGTGAGGGCGAAGCGGTAGTTCCGCTTCTTCAGCTCCTCGGAGTACATCTCATGCGGCAGACGGCCGGACCCGAGGTCACGCAACGCACCGCCGTGCATGTCCATGATGGCGGCGTAGATGTACTGGTGCTGGGCCTTGGCGAAGAACTGCTCTCCCCAGATCAGGGCGTTGCAGTTGCGGATGTACAGTTCGTCGTAGAAGAGAACGAACTTCTCATCGGGCGGGACGGCAGCGAACAGCGTGGCCATCACGGCATGGCCAGGGTCAATCGACACGTACCTCGTCCAGTCAGATGGGATCTGGCCGTCTGGCAATTCGTTGCGACCCATCATGTGGACTGACGCATTGAACGTCGGGTACATGAGCGTGGAGCCGGTGGTGAACTCCCCCTCGGCCCGCATCTTCAGTTCGTCTTGCCCCAGTGCCGCCCACCGCTCCAGGTTCTTCTTTTTCTCCTCCTGGTCGATGTGGTCGTTGTCCAGGAATCGGAGAACAAACTTTCTGATGATGGGGTTCTCAATCCCATCCTCGTCCGCCCTGTCGGCCCGCTCGCACAGACCAAGGAGCGCATCATTCTTGGACCACGGCATGGCCGACCACACAAAGCGGCCCTTGCGATCCGAAAGCCGGGCCTGCATTTCGCCAACCCACCGCTCGTTATTGATGTCCTCATCGATGTGGACGAGGTCGGCTTGGAAACCCTGCGGAGGCTCGCCTTCAGAAGAGAAGCAGTAGATAGTCCAGCCGTTGGTCAGCTCGGCCTTGTTGAGGTATCCCGCGTTCTTCTGGGTCCATGCCATGTCTTTGATCATGCGCGGCGGAATCAGCGGCGGGGCTGGCTTGGACTCGCCCTTGCGCGCAGCGTCCTTTGCCGGGTTGAAGGCCCGCCACAGCCCAGTAGCCTCGTCCCGGATGATTCGGAAAGCCCCCGCCTTAAACAGCATCGGGTACACAACCATGCCGATGTGCTGCCAGTTCTTTCCGATGACCACCAAGTTTCCGTTTTCTCTTGGGTACTTCCCATGCGGATCCTGGCCGGTGGCTGCGCGGGCGTCTTCTATAAACGTGCATGCGCTCTTGCCGCTTCTGTTTCCTCCGATGACCAGCCGTTCGCTAGCCGTGCAGGCGTGGAACGCTTCCTGTTTGGGCATCGGCACCCAAAGACGCAGGGCCTCCAGGCGGCGCTCCGCAAGCGCGGCCTGAACGTCCTTCATCTGCGTCAGGGCATGCTGCGTCAGCCCACCGATGGGCTCGTCGTCAGGCTTCTGGGGAGGCGGGATTTTGGGATGCTTTCGCACGTTCGTTCATCTGCTGAATCGTTGGAGACGACCACTCGCCGCACCAGCTTGCGCTTCTAGTGACGGGGAAGGAGTCGTCCTCATCCGGCTGGACGGTCGGTGGATATCTCCGACACAGGCCGTTGCTCTGGTAAATGAATTCCCACCACCGGCAGGTTTGGCACACTTGTTCCATCAATCACCTCAACCTTCTGAATGTTCATGGCGGCCTCCAAGACTTGGCGTCTCAGCTCGGCCTCCAGCTCTTCTTCGCTCATCAACTCCAGCGGCTTCTTGGCACCGCCCATGGCAGTGTTGCCGACCACCAGGCGGACCACGGAGTCCAGCATCTTGGTGCGAAACGCTCCGCCAACGGGGGCGTCGTAGAACTGCTTCATGTAGGCGTTGGCAAACCCACGCACCCCGCCGAAGTACTCCATGATGATTTCCAGGAGTTCGGAGGAGTGCGGGATGTTGGCCCCGCCCAGTCGGGACGCCTTAATGAAGGAGTCCACGGCGGACTTCTCAATCCGCGCCAGCCGCTTGTTGCGGACCTGCTTCCGCTCGCCCTTCATCTTGTCGTTGCGGCACTTGCGGCAACGGGCATGCAGGCCGTCCTTGGACTTGTGGAAGTTCTCCGCCGTGGCCGGGTACGAAGTTCCGCAGCCGATGCAAGTCTTGTATTCAGACACTACTGGACCACACCGTGCCTTGCGTCTGGAAGTCTTTGAACTGTTCCCGCACAGCCTGCGTCACGCCATGGAACAGGCCGTAGTCATGGCCAGCCACCACATGCATGGCCAGCGGCCGCCAGAGCGCAATGTCTGCCATCACAGAGTCGTAATCATGCTCGGCGTCGATGTAGACGATGTCGAACCGCTCGCCCATGCCAGCGAAATGCTCCGCCGCGTCCCGGGAGCTGCCACGGAAATAGCGGAGCTTTCCCGCAGACGACGCCTGCTTTGTGTTTGCCAGGAACGTCTTAAAGGCCGTGGCCGCATCGACGCCTTTGGTCCCGCTGTCGTTCTTGTTGCCCTCCCAGTGGTCGATGCACGTTACCGTCGCACCAGCCTCCACCATGATCAGCGCGGACCTTCCGGCCCATGATCCGATCTCGGCCACCTTCGGCGCACGGCCATGTTTGGCGATGAAGTCCCTGACGATCTTGCGAATGGCATCTGCGTCCGTTGTGTGGAGATCCATGCCCAGGCCATTGAACGGCACGGCCTCCAGCCACTTTGGGGTTGGCAGGTCGATCAGCTTGGTGCCAGAGTCAACCTTGGCGTCCCAGCAGTCCTTCAGCTTGGAACTCACGCTTTTGGCGTCGATGATCTGCGGCTTGCTGACGCACTTCGGCTTCCAGTGCCCTGCCCAGGCGTCCCAGTTGCAGTAGACGGGACTGTACCCCAGTTTCTGGGTGCCAACGAGCGACAAGTCCCGCGTCTGCGTAACGTCCTCAGTGGACGCCTTCTCAGAGGCGTACCTGTCCTTCCACTCATAGTAGAACCACGGCTTGTCGTTGTCGGCCTTCGGCTCCGTGAGATCGAAGCACCGCATGTCGTACATGATCAGGCCGGTAGGCAGGGCGGCGCATTCCTGAATCCCGGCCAGCTTCACCGCCGTGTGCCGGTCGTACATCTCCAGTTGGAAGTCTGGGTTCGGGTTCTCCGATGCCCAGTTATTCCAGCGGAAGACATACACACACTCCACGGGCGGAGGCCCGCAGTACGGGGCACCGATGCAGCATGGCCCCTTGTGGTAGTGATCAACCAGGAAGTCGAAGCTGCTTTTGAAGAACGGCTTGGCGTCCGGCTGGCCTGCGAGGATGTCAGGCTTCATGTCGCTATCGACCATCACCAGGACATCGATGCCATGCTCCCTGGCCATGAGAACGGCCCGGTTGCGGGTCATGGTGATCGGCGTGTCGGCCAAGTTCCAGACGCGGATGCCGGCTACCCGCTCGTCCTTTGATAACTCCAGCACCGTGGGCAGCATCCACTCACGGATGTCAGGCACCTCAGAGGAGATGCCGCCGTTGCCGCCGTATGAGAACGTAACGATGCCGACCTGGAACTTTTGCTGCATGTGTCACCTCGGGGGGTAGGTAGACAAGTGTACAGTTCTAACTTAGGAATCGCAAGCGGATATAGCCCGCGTTTGGTCACATCCTATAACCACCGTGCCGCTGGGCAGGGGGCCGTACTGGGTTCAGCCGCCTATGCTGCTCCAGCCACCCGGCCGTACTCAGATCGCGGCGTGGGGCAGCCGGTGGCTGACTGGGAGACTGGGTCTGCTGGCCTGGTCGCTGCGGCAGCACTGGCTGAAGCTGCCGGGACGGGCCAGCGGACGGGTACGGTATGTTTGCATTGTTTGCTGGCCCACTAGCGGGGGGGACCAGCGTCAGAACGGGTGCCTGGCGGCTACCAGCCTGCCCTCCAGTGGTCGGCATGCGGATGTTTTGCATCTGTTGCCGCAAGCCCTCCCAGCCACCAGGCACCGCCGGTCCAACTAGGCTGCGGCCGCCGGACGGCGGTGATGCGCCGACGCCAGGCTGACCTGGACGCGGCGGCGGGGCGGCAGGCGGCTGTTGAGAGAACGGATTCTGGTAACCGTCCTGAACCATCTGCCCGGCCTGCGACCACATCTGGTTGGGGTTGAACTGCATCGGTTGGCCCCAGGATGCTGGCGGGGCGCCCTGGCCACCGTACACGCCACCCGTGGCCATGGAGCGACCGGCCTGGTCGTTG